GCAATTGCTGGGTCTACGTCAGCAAGGCTGAATAGTTCCAAAGCACGTGTAACAAGGACAGAGTTACCATACTCAGCAAGAGTAATAGTAACTGATGTTGGAGCAGCAATCTGTACTGATTCACGCTCAGTTGATTCTGTGAGTGCAGTTGCCTGTTCAGACAAATCTGCGTATAGTTGTAGAACTACGGTTGAGCCAGGGTTTGCTAATTTTGTTGGACGCTTGTCAGCGACTGAACGAATTAGGGGTTCTGAACGCAACGCAAAGTCTAGTAGACGGTCATACGCCTTTTGGACGAGACCTGCAGCACCAGCGGTTCCAGCGAGGTTACCCGTGGACGATGTATATGCATTAGCCATTGTTGTTCACCTCCTAGGTGAGTTGTGAAATTACTATGTATTTATTATTGTTGAGAGAAAATAATAGAGTTGAGTTCTTCTGCGGATGCCGCATTATTAATTCGACTTAATAAATCTTCTGCTCGGTCAGGGGTCGAACCAAGTTGAGTAACTACATCTTGCTGCCGTAAGGCTGCTCGATTTAGTTCTTGTTCTTCGTTTACCTCTGGCTTGGTTAATCCAAACAAGTCTCCATTATCTTCAAGCCAGTTATTAACTGACTCTTCGGTAATATCATCCAAGTCTTTTAGGATTAATCGTTGTGCCTTTGGATTGACACCCTTCTGTTCTAGGACCTCTTTGACTGTACGCTCACGCTGCGACTTGGATAATCCCTCAAGTTGCTCAGTGAGTTCCTTAATACGTTTTTCATCGTTGCGCTTGGCTTTCCGTAACTTTTTAAGTAAGTCACTTCCATCCATCTGCACTTCGTTGTCGGTATCTTGGTCGTCTTCGTCTTCATCCCAGTAGTTGTTGCTCATAGCAACCCACCCTTCTATTCGTTTGAATCGCAAGCCTCAGATTCTAGTCGGGGAACTAGCCTGGCTCTTACTACCAGTCTTATACGCTATGTGGGCTGGTCGGTCACATAGGAATCTATTTTATATTAAGCCTGCTGCTGAAGACTTCTTTAAGTATCCAGTGCTATATGCACCTGGTGCATTACCTGCAGAAGCAGCATATGTGCCGCGTTCCATTGCTGCTAAACGTTCACGTTTATTCATGGCTGCTGCATTAGATTTAAAAAATTCAGATTCACCTGCAGTCTGGTCATATGTAACACCAGACTCAGAATAAACATCACCAAGTTTTCCAGCAATAGGAAGAACTTGACCAATGTTTCCATAACCAGCAATTGCTTGACCACGGCTAACACCATACTGTTGCAAGTCTTCAATGCGACCAAAGCCAGCATCTAAGCCTGCTTGAGTAGCGGCTGCACCAATCTCACCCATTGCTACTTTCTTTTCCAATTGAGGAAGAGTATTATCTGGGTCAAGAAAATAACTTACTAAATCTTGTTGTGAGATATTAGGATTGTATTTATAAATTTGTTTCATAATTGCAGGGTCTGCTGTTGTCACACGGTCTACTGCCATGTTAACACGCTTGCCTACTTCAGTTGGAGATACGGCTCCACCAATTAATTTAGCATATGTAGAACGAGTACCAAGATTAGATACTCCGCCTGCTTTAAGATATTGAGCAATAGAGTTTTCTTGCTCAATATAATTGGCTTCGCTTAATGCATTAAGCCCATTCTTTATACGTGTTTCATTACCAGCAAAACGAGCCTTATATACAGGTAGCGCACGTAATTCGAGCACCATTTGATTAGGCCCAATCTTAGGATTAATTAATGCGCTTTCAATGTATTGAGACAATTGAGCATACTCTTCAGCACTAAATCCATAACCTTGCATTGCCTGCTGGATAAGTGCAAATGCATCGCGTTTTTCATTAGCAAGTCTTGCTTCTTCTGCAGTCTTAGATTGAATAGCATCCCATTGTTCTTTAGTCATAAGACCAGAAGCAGGGTCAGCAGGATTGTCTGGGGCTACATAATCAGGGTCACCTAATACAGGTACTTTCTTTTTAATAACAGGAGCAGTAGGTGCTACAACCTTAACACCAGGACCATTTGGATTAGCAATTACGGTACCACCAATTTGTTTAGCAGTAGCAATAGCATTAGCCTGTGCATCTAACTGTGCTTGAGTTAAACCAGTAGTGCCAACTTTAACTGTATATGGAACATCGGCAGCCTTTGCTGCTAACTGAGCATCCATTGCTCTATCACCTATAGCAAGTGAGCGTTGTACTGCTTGAGCATTTGCAAGACTGGCTTCAGTTTTTGCAATTTGTGCCTTAGCGGCTGCTAATGCTTTTTGGGCTGCTGTCTGTGCCATATTACATGCCCACCTTTCCCCATGTCTTAAGGACTGCATCAAGGAATCCTGCTGAGGATTCATTAGCCTTCTTGGTAAAACGCCATGCTGGGTCAGTACGAATGCCTAATAGATAATCATTCTGGTCCTGTAGTTTTTCACCATTAATTGCTTTTTGCACATTGTCATTAAATATATTTGTTGAACCTGGTGTTAACTCAAGTTCTGAATCACGAGTTTTTTGATAGTAAGAAGCAATGTCACTAACTTTTAATCCACTATCAATGTACGGTGTAAGACCTTTATAATAAACTTTAGCAGCCTGAGTCAATGATTTAATTTGTTCATCTGCTGAACCTCCTGGAAGCAGGGCTTTAGCAGCACGTGCAACAAGGTCATCTTTGTTTACTGGTACACCCATATCATATGAGTGTTCAAGCAACTTAGTATAGTTATCACCAATAAGACCACCAGTATCTTGTAACTTTTGATAGTCAACACCCTTGATACCAGTACTAGTAATAGTCTTGTTTGTCTTGGCATCCTTTGCAGAACCACCTTTAACAATAAAATTAATACGCATTTCAAGACGGTCTTGCTCTGATAATTGGGTATATTGTATACCAGAAGATTTACCTGTACCAAATGGGTCAGTAACCGTTGTTCTTGTACTTCCACGATTCAACTCAGTAGTATGTAATTTATTCCAATATGCCTCAGCAAGCGTAGGTAAATTATTAACCAATGTTGGGTCACCAACATGTGATTGTACTGTGCGATAAAACTCGGCTAATGCATCTTCACGTGTTGTTAACCCAGTATCACTTTGAGATGTACTTGTAGTTTGTTGAACAGTTGGACGTGAAAGAACATATGAATTAAAATCATAAAGTCCAACAGGTAAAGGTGCACTTGGATTTGCTTTTAATGCATTAGCATTAGTAACACCATAGCCAAAGTTAGCAACTGATGCCTCATTAATAGCACGTCTAATAGCCTTTTGAAAGGCTACATCTTTATCACTTGTAGCATAAGAAAGTTTAAATTCTTTTGTAGATGGATAGTATGCAGCCAGTTTTAATTTATATGCTTGGATATTTCCAGCATTAATACCTAGCATTGACTGTGCTGCTACTGCATCTACGCTATCTGTATAAAATCCTTTGCCATCTGCATTAGGAAGAATAGCAATCTGACCTGGATTAGGATTAGTACTAGTAGGTTTTGTTCCAGAAACATATGGTTCAATAGTTGTACCATTAGGACCAACAGTAATAGGAACAAGAGTTCCATTAAGAAACTGGTTCCAGTCTGTAGAAGACCCAATTTTTACAGGCTCAAGACCTGTTGGTTTGTCACCAACTATAGGTGCTGCTGATTGTGTAGCAACAGGAGTAGGTGGAATACTTGGTGGGCGAGACTTATTTGCTGCAGCATTTGCTGCTGCAACACCAGCAGGTAACGTTGGCTTAGGTGTTGGCTTGGGTGTTTTAGCCATAGTTTATTTACCTCTGTTCATTGCTGCTGTTGGAATAGTATATAAATCATCTACATATGGTTTAAGAATTGATTGATATGCTTCGGCAAGAATAGGATTATTTGCAGTAATTTTATTCATACGAGCATGCCATGTTGTTAAATTATCATCTAGTTTTTCTTGTGCACCAAACTGTTGACGTACATTCATATCTTCAAATGTAGCAATAACTCTTTTAGTTGGGTTCATTATTTGTGTAAGCAATGTATATACAGGACCAGCGGCTAATGCTTTCTTATGCTCAGGGTCATTAATCATCTGGTCAAAATGCTCAAAACGTTCTTTTAATGTCTGACGTGTAGCAAATGCAGATGTACCTAATGAGTGCTGTAATGCTATATTGCCAGCAAGAATATCCATCTTCTTACCTTTAGCATTGTCTAGTACTTCTTGACGATAACCAGGACGGTTACGGTCAAGGTTGTTAGGGTCAGTCAATAGGCGCTGTGCTTCACGGTCAATATTATAGTAATCATTACGTGATTTTACAGCAGCAAGATTAGTTAAGTAGTTCTTTAATGCTGCATTATTAGCATCAAATGGATTGTCAGCACCCTTAACAAGGTCGCTTGCTTCTAAGAACTTAACTACAGATGGGTCATACTTACCTGTATGTGGAGCAAATACAAAGGCTACATCTGAATAATCATGTAATAGTTTAGGATTATTAATAACCCAGTTTTTTGTTTCCTGTGTATAAGAGACCGCTAACTGTGCAGACTTAGTATTAGGACTTACAGTAAAAACTAACTTATCTGGATAACTACCAACAAACATAGCAACTGCTGTGCCAATAGGGTCTGAAAGACTATATCCATACTTAGCATTGTTATCTAATACAGAACGTAAGATATCACTAAACTCTTGACGCATGGTAACAAGACCTAAACGACGTATCTCAGGTGTAATGCCTGGTTGATTAGAACCCATAGGTGCTGCTGAAATAGTATTAAATGCAGCCTTAACTTGGATAACATTTAATGCTGCTAACTTAAGGCGGTCAAGATATTGTGTTACTTTCTTTTCATCACCATAGTCATTAAAGTTTAATGCAGTCTTTGGGTCACTTTGAAGAATTGCTGCTGCCTGTACAATTGTACTAGCAGTAATACTATTCTTTGCACTGTCATCAAATGTTTTCCATGTACCTGAGAATGCACCAGCAAATGTAGCACGAGCCCAATCTGTGTTATCAGACTGTGTTCCTAATATCCAGTTATCTAAACCTTCACTTATTTTCTTTAATGTTGGGTTAGAAGATAAACCTAATAGTTGTTTAACACCTAATACAGGAATAGCCATAGTAGGACCAGTAAGAGAATAAAGACCAGAGCCTTCTGAGTAAGAAGGGTTTAGCATAGAAATTTTTAATGATGCCTGATTCCACTCTGGTTGCTTAAAGAAGTCCCAATTACCCTGTGCTAATTCAATTCCAGCCTTTAATGGATTCATCAATGCTGCAAATACTGGAGCAACTGTGCGCCACATTATTCCATCATTAGGAACCATTACGTATTGGTTGCCATTGCTATCATCATATACAAGACCAGTACCATCCATAGCCACACTTGTGTGGCTTACGCGATAAAGAACCTTGTCTGGATGAGTAGACATATAACGCATCATGCGGCGGCTATAGTCTTCAGTAGCACGAATAAAACGTCCTACACCACGCATGTTCCATGCAAATGCTGTGCGCACTTCAGGATTATCTGCATACTTAAGCAAATCATTAACAGCATTATCTTTAGCACGGTTATCAAAGAACAGTTTAGCCTGTAGTTCTGCATCACCACGTGGTACTTCACGTGCAACTAAGTCTTCTACCATTTGCTTTTGGTCTGGACGCATTCTCTTGCGTTGCTCAAGCAACTTAAGAAGGAATGCATCGCTACGAACCAAGTCAGTAATTTGACGGTCCATCATTTCCCAACCAATGTTGCCTAACTTCTTGAAGTGACCTTCAACTGTGGTAGGCAGATTAGGGAAGTCATAGGATGTAGTTATTTCACCTGATAATGGGTATTTAGAGGTTACAACTTGAAACTCGTCAATAGGAGTTTTGCGTACTGCATATGCAGGAGATGTAACTAGAGCCTCGTATGCTGCCTTTTCCTTAAAGTACTCAGGGCTTTTAGGTATTAAAGGTTTGTTTGCATACTTGCGCATGTAGTAATCAGATGATTCCCAATCATTACGCTTAGCAACTTTTGCCTGTTGTTCTGACATCTTTTGTTTAATGTAATCAAGAAGTTCATCATTAAAACCATCAGCACTACCATGAAAAATTGTGTACATTTCATGCATCATGTTGCGAATTAAGCCTTCGCTAATTTGCGCAGCAGTTTTACCAGCATTTTCTAACTCTGTTGTCTGACGGAACAAAGTATTAAACTGTGTAATAGATTCTTTAGACTTAGCGGCGCTGATAATTACATCGCCATTAATTTTATCTTCTTTAACTACTTTGCCACGTGTTACCCATTTGCCATAATCATTCTTAGACCAGCCAATTTGCTGCATAATGTCATCAACAAAGGCTTCACCTTGCTTAGCAGTGCGCAATGCATCATACTTAATAAAGGCTGAACCAAAATCAACTGTAGTTTTAAATGGTGTGGTCCACATATTCTTGCCAAATGCAATAAAATATTCTTTATGGTGCACAACAGAACGGTCAAACGCTGTTAAAAGGTTTTGTTCATCTGTTAAATATTTGCCAGTATCTTTCAAACCCCTTGGCTTACCAGTAAAACGGCTCTTTTCACCGTATGCTTCTGCTGCTTTAGTTACTTCTGACTTGCCAAAGATTTCAGCAGCCAAAGAACCATCAAGCATTGTATCGCCAAATGAGTTAGCAATAGTAGATTTAGCCAAACCCTCCATAGTATGAGAGTTATTAACTAAATGGATACCAAAGTCATCCATTTCTTCTGGTGTTAAACGATTTTTTAACTTAACCATTGCCATTTCAGCAAGACGTTCTTCTGGTGTGGCGTTATAAAACTCTTCTGCTGACATAGAGTAACCAGATTTAATAGTTTTACCATTAGGTAATGTGTAGTCAGCATCAATTTTTACACGTTCTTGTAAACCTTTACGTACTGGTACCGAGATTTCTTTGGCAGGATTAACGCCCATCTTATCAAGCATGTATGACTTAACCATACCTTGAGTCTTATCACTACCTGTGTAGCGCATAAGGGCATTGTGCATAGCACTGCCCTTACCAGAGAATGTATCGTAAATATTCTTTGGATGAGTGACCATAAGAAGTTGTGTGCCATCATCAACAGCAGCCTTGATACCTACCTTTGGAAACAAAAGACCAAATGTAAATGTATTAACAATGTTTTTTAATGCAACATTGTGAGTCATGCCATTCAGTGCTAGGTGTGGCACTAACTTGCTATGGAATCCATGTAGTTCATAAATCTCTTTAGTAATTGCATCAAAGTTAGGCATGCTAATGCCTTTAGTTGTGTGAGTAATGCGTGATGCACCAAGAGGAATCTCTACTGTACCTTCTTTGGCAAGATGTGCTGGCACACTAAAAGGAACAACACCCATACCACGGTTAATACCTAGCAGTTGTTCTAACATTACACGTTGTTTTTCTAAACCAGCAGGGATAGAAGCCATGCCTAGTTTATCTGTGTAAAGTTTAAGCATGCTTGCTAACATATTTAAACGTTCATCAGGAGATACACGTAGGTATCGTTCTACAAGAATGTTAGCCTGAACTTTATCGCCAGTAATAAGGCGGAAGTAGTCACGCAAGGCGTAACCAGATTTTTCAACAAGACCATCTGCGGTATAGAGCATTACATTTGCTGGGTGCTTAGCCATTAATTCAGCAGCACCACGTTGAATGTTCTTTTGCTTAATACCTAAAGCCTTAAGCGTGCTATCTGTTTTAGGTAAAACTAGTTGGTTAAAGCGTTGCTCAACTGGTACAGCAAAATAATCTTCAAAAGCCTTTTGTGTTTCAAAGACTTTATCAGGAATAGGCTTATCTCCAGAAACAATCTTGCGGTCAATGCCATTAAACACTTGGTCATAGGCTGATTTAATACCATCAGTGTACTGACGTGTACGGCGTTCTAGCAAAACATTGTTCTCACGATAGAACATATTGCCTTCTAGTTTGCCTGAAATAATATAGTTAGTATGTTCACCCATTTGATAGAACTTAACCATTGTATCTAAATCAGTTACAGGAACTAATTTTTCTTCATCATTAAGAACTCTAACGTCAACAAGACGTTTTAAAAATAACTCATCATTTACTTCTGGAAAGTTTACAGTAATATCATTACGAATAAATCCTGCTTCAACATCATTGCCACGAATGCGAGCATCACGTAATGCACTAACAGTAAATGCTAAATCTTCTTGACGCTTTGCCCACTGTGGGTTTTCAGCCAAATCAGCAACAGCCTGAATAACACCTTTGCTTTGTGATGCTTTAGTAAACTGTTCTGCTAGTTTCTCAGATGCAAGAATAGCCTTAGTACTTCCACCAGTAAGCCAAGTCAATGGGTCTATTGCTACTTGATACCAAGCATTAATTTCACCAGATGGTGAGATAAATGTTTCTTTACCATACGGGTTGGGGTTTTTAACTAACCATTGGTCTGCAACTTTATCACGTGTATAAATAGCAGAACCCTCTGCCATTGAAGATACAATAGAAAGTGGATGAGTTGCTGCGAGAGCAGCAGGAATAATTGCACCCCACACACCACCATCTGAAGGCGGGTGATTGCTGTTAGCCCAGTTAGTTAAATCATTACCTGGATTAACTTGATAGGCTTTATATTCAGAATAAGCATTTTTATATTCTTTATCACCATTAGACATTGCTATAACAGCACGTGTCATTGCTCCGCCATCGGCGGCTAAGTTTCCATATTCACGAATAATATCGCCAGGTTTTTTGCCATCAATAATACCTTTAACAAGAGTGCTCATAGCACTACCATGTTTTTCGCCTAATGCTTTATTGGCTTCTTCGTCCCAAGAATTTTTACCTTGGTATGTATCTACCCAATTTTTTGCAGAAAGAATATATTGAAATGCTTCTTTATCGGTTTTACCTGTGTCAAGAAACTGGCGTACCATTTTATATTGAACATTAGTTAATTTACTATATTCACCTGCAGCAGCAATTACCGTTTTAAATGGTGAAGCAATTGTGGTCAATGCACCTTGATAAAAAGTTTTAAGAATACTTGGTGACTTTTGTTGATAGTCAGCACCAGGATTCATAATCATAAGACCTTGACGAATTAATGGGTCAAGGTTATAAAACTCTTTACGAGCATTTGTAAGATTTGGATTCTTACTAAATGTTTCATCTAAATTTGTTAAACCCATAATATTTTTTGCATACATTGCTTCTTCTGGCGTGGGGTTAGCAGCCAATGAAGCAGCATACATTTGTGGGTTACTATTTACCAATGACGTATTAATACGTGGTACTGGTAATTTAGGTACAATTGAAGGTTGTGGACTCGGAGTCATTATCCCAGATTCAGTTTATTGTAAATGGCTTCGTATTTACCAGATGGGTCATTTTGCATCATGCGATAAACAAAACTAATTTGTGACATTGGTTGTACAGATTTAACCATAGATGTATCTATGCCAGGAGTATTAGGGTCCCATGATGCACCATGTGAATCAGGTTCGTTAGGAAATTCTGTAGGAGCACTAAGTGGCGTAACATTTATTGGTGGTGGTGTAGATGCAGCATAAAGGTCTGCACCTTCTTGCTGTTGACGCATTGATTTATTATTGCCGTATGTACCACCAGTATAATCTTGAACTGGTTGTGTCATACCTTCAGTAGCACCACCGTCTGTTCGTTCTGATAGTGCACCAGGACCTGATACAGGTGCTGGATTATTAGGTTGACGATAACCTCCACGTACCATTATTCGTCCTCCTCATCTTCTATGTGTTTTCTAATATCTTCAGGTGATATATCTTGCATCCATTCAGGATACGCTTGCTTTGCAGAAAGAATATATAAAGCATTATCTACTGTAAATCCTGCTTTGCGTAATGATTTATAAAATTCATGTAGTTGAATTGAGTACTGGTCTAACTTAGAATAACTTTCATCAGCAACTATTTTAACCATTCTCTTGCGAGGTGTTGCCATGATTTACTCCTTAGCCTACTTGGCGTTGTTGACTTAATCTTGCTGTGCCTTGTGCTTTACCACTACTAGTTAAACTACTTAACATTGTTTGCAAATCTGGTCTAGCCTGTGGTGCTTCTGGTATTGGAGAACCTCCTGCTGGCGGACCAGCGGGAGCAGGGGACATTTGCTCAACCGTATTAGTTGGTTCACCAGCAGGAGGAACCTGTTGCTGCGGAGCAAAGGTTGCTTCTATTGCATCTTCTAATGCTTGTCCCTTTTGACGAGCCTTTATTACCGCAGCAATCTTACGGACAACATCTGAAGCATCCTGACCTTGAGTAGCCATCTGTGGAATTGCTTGTGTGTATGCCGTAAGTGAACCAAGTAGCGCAGAGCGCATTTCTTCAATTTCAATTTTTTCTAATTCTTGTGTTACGTTAACTGTAAATGGTAGTTCTCTCATAGCCATATCTCGGCTGATGAGTTTTCCTCCAAGTGCTTGAAGCATAAAGATAAGACCTTGTGCTGGATTAAGACCAGCAAGCATGCCATAACGGACATCAGCAGAATAATCATTCTTGATGTCTTTAGTTGGCTTGTATGTAATTTCATAAGGTGAACCCGAATCTACTCCACGAATTGTTTTTTCTTCGGGATAAATCATTTCATCTACGCAGAAACAAATACTAATAATGTCCCGAAGTGTTGCAGCAAAAATTGCTTGTGCAGATTTAACTTGTGTATCAAAGGCTCCCATAAGAGCCTGTACTCCTTGACCAGTAACAATAGAAGCATCTATGTTTCCAGTACGAGATTCAGGATATCGTGTGCCAACACGTAGTTCTTGATTAAGAATGTTTTGTTCAGTAAATGCACCCTGTGGCAAAGTAAGTTCTACACGGCGTACACCTGCTGGGTTGGCTGTACGAATGACAGCATCTCCACCAAGCATAAGTTCTTGCACATCTTGTGGTAGAACAATTGGTGCCTGTACTGACTTCTCTGCTGCTTCCATTGCAAGTAATGCAAATCGGTTGCGCAGCAACTGAATACCAAGCACGTCATCAAACTGTCCACGTAGTTCACCATCAATAGATGGCTTACGTGCAATAACAACCATCATTTTACCAAGTGGGTTAGCAGCCTGAGAAAGAATTAAATTACTTCTGCGTGGTACATAAATGATAGATTGGTCTTTATCATAATAACGAACCATTTCAATTACTGCATTAAGGTCTTGCTTATATCCATCTGGTCCAAGTAGTTCTCTATCATACTCTGGAAACTGAGATACTAGTTCACCAAGTGTTAGAGAGTAACGCTTAGCAAATGCCACACAACGTCCATAGCGGTCAAACTCTGGGTAAGCCCCAATAGGATTTTCTATGCGGATACGTGGCAGTTTTGCTTCATCGTCTAATTCAATAATGAATGGGACGAATCCATATGTTAAGTACCAGTCAGCACCTGAGTACATCTGTACTGCTAGGTCTGAGTGTTGAAAATAATTAGAGGCAATACGAGTACGTTTATCAGCAAAGGTACGCGCTCTATCAGATACTTGATTGGCTGCAGAGCAGTTAACCGCTGGAAGCGGAGCCATAACTTCAGATAGGTCACGAGCAACAATATCAATAAAGTTTGCTACTACGTTAGCATCAACACCTTCTGGAAAAAAGTTAGGATATACCTGAGCAATTTTTCCTTTACGTACAGCAAGTACATCAAGGTTACGTGCATCACGTTCGTGATTGCGGTAGCGCAGGGATTCAACCCGTGCCGTTACCTGCTCTATTGTTAATGCCATTGTTTTCCTTATCCGAAGTTTTCTTGCCATTGCTCTGCAAACATCTCATCGAGGTTTACTGCCAGGCGTTGATTCATCTGAGCACGAGTTGCCCATCGGTTATTTGCATACTGTGATGTTCGGCTATTAGATTGCATTAGTTCGCGGATGCGAATAACAGCAAACCATAAAGCCATGACGGTATCGGTCTTACCTCTAGTCTGTGGCTTCCACGTTAGTAGTTGCTGAGTTAAGGCTTTAATACCCTCAGAACCTTCAGATGAAGGTAGTTCTAAGATATTGTTTTTTTGGAACTTCTCTTCGCGGACTGTGCCAAAGAGGTTAGACATTGACGCAACGCCAAAAGAAGTGTCCCATTTATTTTTCCCTGTGAAGTGAGCATCAAGGCGTACGCCGTATCCAGCGAGCCACCCACGTAGTTCTTCGTCAAGGGAATAGGCTTTTTGGTGGGCGTTGATTTCAACGCGGAACTCTTGCGGTTTGTATTTGATAACCAGTTCTTCAATTGTCGCCCGAATCTTTTGTGGTGTTGGCTCTTCCATGTTGACACAATCCAACACATAAATCTTTCCATCTGCTCTGTTGTATGCAACTACAACAAATGCAGCATTACCTGCCATAGCAGGGTCAAATCCAATTACAGTATGTAAACCCTCAACCTTAGGTGGATGTCCAGCAGCACCAGCCTTTAGCGGTCCTCGCTTGCGCATCCCATTGGTCGCTCCTTGCACGAGTGCAGGCGGGAATATGGAGTCTTCTTGGATGTCTTCTTGCTGGTAAACCAAAGCCCATGTCGAAGGTGTAACTTCGCTGCGTCTCTTGAAGAGTGCTGGACCATCCCACTTGGGATAGTACCCGTTCTCTTTAGGTACATCAGAGTCGCCATCCCAGGCAACATCTGACTCAGGCCAGAGGGTAGTCCAATTTTCCGTTTCCTCCGCATAGTCAAGTACAGCAGGCATGCCCATGTAAGTAAACGGAGTCCGACCACCAGACCAATGCTTAGGATTACGAAGTTCTTTATAAAGGTCATTTGCAGCAATCCGTGTCCCTACAACTAGTAACTTACCATTCTTGCCCAGACGGGTAATAACTTCTTTCTGCAACCAGTTAATCTGCTGGTCCCACTCATGGGCATTGGCAGTAGTGATGCAGTCGTCAAGAATAATGAGGTCGGCACGGGCACCGTAAATCTGACCGCCCATACCTAACGCCTGAAGGGTTGGGTCCTTCTCGCTAGAGTTACGCGCATCGCCCCCAAGGTAGACAGTATCGGTACGCCAAGTATCAGCGTCTTGTTTCCAACCGCCCTCAGGACCGTAAGCGGTCTGCAGTTTGAGCCAGCGGGGATGTGACAATCGTTGCTTGATAGCATATACGAACTCGCGTGCCTTATTCAATGTCTTCGATACCACAATGATGCGGATGTTAGGATTGAGAGCGATGCGGTAAGTCGGGTAGTTCACGGTAATAACCGTGGACTTAGCGTGCTCAGGTGGCACGTTCACCAACAGGCGGTTGTTTTCGCCTGGCTCATAAATCATAGAAGGGTGAAGCCAAGAAGGTTCATTACCCTCTAGTAGGTCTACCCAGTCTTGATGATGAGGAAAGACCGTCTGGTCAAAAAACATTTTAGAGAAATCGGCAAATGGGATAGATTCTTTTTCAAGACCCATTGAGTCAAAGGATTGCTTACTACCCTGCTCTTTGGCTTCTTCCAAGGCACGGGCGAACTCAGGGTCACGGTTCATCCATTGGCGGACCGTATCTGGTTTCTTTCCCGCCGCAACCATAGCGGCTTGGACAGGTACACCCTCTTTGACCCTAGCAAGAACATCTGCCTTAGCCTGAGTTACTTCCTTTGCAAGGTGGTGCTCTCCACCCTTTTTAAATCCTTTGTGCGCTGGTGTTGCCACGTTTGTCTCCTTTGTGGCAGAGTCCCCCCGCCCTACAGATAGTTGTTTGTACAGTAGTCTGTAACAGAGTGAAGAACTCTCTAAAAAGAGTTCTGAACTATTTTACTCTCTATATATACTTAATCCGTTCAAACAGGTAAAACGAACGTTTTATTCTAAAGTATTTATATAAGTGCTGGTCAGACTGTAATATACCCCTTGTAACTATATACAGAAATGTTTTTAGGTAGAGATACCAACTGTAAGAGACAAGCAAATTAATAAACCTGGGGTCATACTGACCCACAGATTTATCAATACTGCCGTGCAGTTCTGCTATAGCAGCGTAACTGTTGCTGCATACTGTCTGCCCGTCAATAAACTAAATATCTGCGGGGGGCTGATAGAATAAAAATATTCTATTGGCAGATGAGACTGCCACCCCTATCCGCTTATAAACTATTGCCCTGGCAATGGCTGGTAAACCCTCAGCCCTGCTACCGCACTGCGTCTGTCCAAGCATCTGGCGTGTCTATGCCACGCCTGCTGCTTCGGCGCTTTAAGCGTCGCACCGTCATCGCCCCGCCGCGTTACCACGCGTCTCTGGCCGCTCACTCCGTTCGCTTGTCGGACGCTGCCTCAAGCCCTTCGGGCGTCTCGCCATCATCCGCCACCATAGGGCTTTGCTCGCGCATTCGCGCTCGACTTTCGCCAGCCTGTCGAGCCTGTCTACTTCGCTCCTTCCGCTTCGCTCGTCGCTCATGCGCCATGCTACGCCATGCTCGGACTCATGCTCCTGCAATGCTCCTATCATACTCCGTCGTCAAATCGTTCCCTGCTCTGCCTATTCAGCAGAGCAAAACAGTCACGATTTCTCTCAGCGTGGGTTGCGGCTCGGCGATTCTTTCAGAATCTAGTCGCCTTCGCCTACACCCAACGCATCTGCCGAGTCTTCGTACCTCAGCCTCGCCCCGCATCCAGCGCATATGCGCTGTCTGAGTGACTTAGGAGTATTGATATACGCGTATTCACATCGGGTGGATACAGAACGAAAGGAAAGACAGTGCCAAAATACACATGCGTTGAATGCCAGTCTGGATACTCATGGCTCGGTGACAATATGGTAGCACTACCAGACGATGAATACATATGTCTGTACTGCTACTACGGAGACCAAAAAAGAATGTGGACACCAGAATGGGAGTTAACAAAATGAACGAATCAATCGGTATAAACATAACCTCACAGTGTTACGAATGTATGGTTATTGAAAGAGACAAACTGGCAGGCTTCCAGGGTGGAAGCATGTGCCAGACTTGTGTTGAAACCAAAGAAGGACGAGATGATGCAACTGCCCACGACCTCGTGGACGAGGGCAGTATGCAATACAAACACTCAATGTCTAGGGTTGATGAGCCATCTGGCAGTGACTGGGTGGCATCCGAAATAGTCATGGGTGTCCAACGCTGGCAGGCTAAGATGACCGAAGACTGGGACGACGAATGCAAACTCGTTGCGATGGCAGTTGAGTTCATAGATAAGGATGACCCATGGTTGATACGCAAGGAGTTCACACCACCAATCGTGCAACTGCACGATGGTGGAACATACGAAGAACTTTGGGAACTTGAGGACTACACCCAACTCTCACGCGAGCGTGAGTGTCAATGGTGTCACATCCTCACACCCAAACTATTCAACGACTGTCAGTCATGTGACAAACCACTGGAAAACAACTTAATATAGGAACAACAGGGTACCCCTGTCCTGGTGACAGGGGCAACCCTGACCAACTAACTACTAAACAAGGAGAAAGACATGTTACAAAATACACTAACTGTTAGTGGCACAATCAAGGCGTTCACTGACAAAAGCATAAAGACAAACGAATACGGTACACAAATCATTGGCTGGATTAGCCAGCGTGATGTACCACGCATGAGTAACGGTGACGCAGTAGGTTCACCAAAGTATGTAGTAGGCGTAGGCATCAAAGCCACAGACCCAGAGGTAATCGAGACTCTAGTCGCATTAGACAAGGCTCGTCAGGGTAAGCCTGAAAGCACACCAGTGACACTAACTGGACGACTAACGCAATGGGTTGCTAAGTCTAAGACTGGTGGTAACGATGAGTTCCGCTACCAATTAGAGGTACATGCAGTAGAGGTTCTCTAAAAAACAGGAGGGTGGGTGGCTAAAACAGCACTCACTCTCAG